AGTCAGTACTTAAATCGCCTCCTGAGTTAACCTGATACACCCAAGCATCTGTTTCAGTAAATGTATCGGTGTTACCAGTATTAATTGTTACGCTACTAGCAGTTTTTTTTTCAGTGTACACTTTACCAACAGTAGCAGTCACAGAACTTATTTCTTGTACTCTGTCACGTGGCAGTTCAAACAATAGATCATTTTCTTGTCTATTATAAATGTCAAACCTACTTTGCACTGATTTTAAATTTGCATAGTTATCAGCATCTATACCAATAGATCTAATATCGCCAGAGCTATATGAACTATTTGTAATATTAATATCAAATATGTGAATTCTATAGTTTGTCTGTAGGTAATATAAAGCTCTTACTCTTGCTGTACCAAAATTTATTCCGCCGCGATCTACGGCAGTGTATAGATTAACTTCAGTAAAGTCTTCTATATATCCTACGAGACCATACGCACTATCTGCTAACAGAAAATTACCTATATTAGCTCCGGACTTTTCACTAGTCTTTGATACGGTATCATTTATAATATTTCTTGGCTTTGATACTTTGATTGGTAGATTAAAATCTCTTTCGACTCTTGATCCATTTACAAAACCAGTTCCTCCTGAAACTTTAAAGTTTAAGAAGTCGTCGTCAGTATCAGTATTTATTGACAGGTCAAATTCACCGGTTGGTCTGCTCTCAATAAAATTACCTGTTTGAGAATAGGTTCTTGAATCGATAATACTACCTATTTTAGAAAGAATCTTATCGGGAGTTTTAGTAAGCGAAACTTGACCGTTGATTACCTTATAGACTTCATAAAATGTATCGCTTGCAACAATCTGATCTTTTGTTGTTAGAGTTAATGTAATTTTAAGTCTATCAGCGCCTGGAGATGTAAGGTTGGGAGTAGAACCTGAATTATCAAAAAGAGCTATATTATCAGCTGTAGTAATAATTTCTTCTACTACTTTAAAACCAACAGTGCCTGTAAAGGTAGGAGTGTATTTAGAAAGAACTAATGATTGAGCGTCAACCATTACAAGATGGTTTCCAGCATATGTATCAAACTGAGGAATATCAACAATAGAACATTTTCCAACCGCGTCATTCACTGACTGAATGGTAATATTACCTAAATCAGTTGTAAGAGTAGCTCCTGCAACAAATGGCTTAGAAACTGTAGTAACTTCAGCTTCGTCTGCTCCTCCAACTTTACCCTCTGACATCTTTACGAATAGCGTATCAGGATCTCCATTTGCAGCCGGTAAGACATCTTTTACTATAGCAAACAAATCACCATCATTTATTTTAGTACCCTTTAAAGCTGCATAACCTATAGGTAAAGAACTGACTTTCAAGTACGTGTAAGAAAAGGCATTGACACCTGAAGCAAGGCTTGCTGAATTATTAAATATTGCGCCTTCATTTACTATAAACCGTGAAAGCCTGGCTAGTTCTGCTTGTATAATAGATTGTGATTGCGTTAGCTCTCTAGCTTGAAGAGCACGACCGTTATTAAAAAGAATACGATGGTAGTGATCACTATCTCTGAAGTCATCATTATATTCACTCAAGAACGTGGTGTTAGTAAGATTAGTTGCCATTGTTTATCCTTAGAGTTTAATAACTACTTTAATATCTTCAGTTTGAGCTGCATCTCGTGGGAGTTTTTGTCTGTTATTTAAAAAGAGTAACTCTCCAGAATATATATCAATCTCTCCAGCGACAATATCAGATATAGTAAATGTTCCAGCTTTACCTGTTATAGTTACGGTTTCTCCGATAGTAAAGTTCGAAAATCCAGTTTCTTCATTTTGATGATACCAAATTGTAGAAATACCATCAAAATAGTCTATATATCCGCTGGCACTACCCGCTCCATTAATTGTTACGTCGTTGGCCCAAGAAAGCTCAGATATGGTTTCACTTAATACTATCTGCTTAACTGCTCTACCTTGTGTTTCAGTAAATAACGCACCGCCAGGTTGCTTAATATTTTTTAATAAGCCTATCTGTCTATACTCGTTATCAACTATCCAATCACCAGATACGTCGCCTTCGGGTTTGATATTAAACATTATGCTTGTAGATCGTAGATCCGATCTAGCATCTGCACCAATTCCTCCTTCAACAGCAAAAATGGGAAATACCTCTGCACTTGCTCCACTTGTTAAATTAGTTTGATCTACTGTTATTGAGGCTTGATTATACCCTGATCCTAAATCTGATACAATATTAGTAACGGCCGAACTTGTTCCAACTTGAACTGCAGCAAGCTTTCCGGTATTATCTAAAATAGCGTGTGCATTTGCTCCAGTACCGTCACCAACTACTGTAAGGCTAGGAGCTGCCGAGTAAACACCGCTGTTACTTTTAACTCTATAACCTATAATTTGTCCATCAATTGATGCATCCTGCACAGCTTTTTGAGGAGCTTCAGGATCAGTTGGCGCAGCATCAATTACGAACTTGACAGGCATAAAGTTAGAAGTTAAAAATCTATTTGCATCAGCAGTAGTAATAGTATACATGTACTTCCATATATATCCATCATTTTCAACCGGCAAAGTAGTATCTGTATGGTCTGGAAGGAAATTAGATACGACCGGAGATCCAAAACTATTTTTACCTTGACGAATACAAACATAAACATGGTTATCAGCTGTTTTAACGTAGTAACCAGGAGTTGGCTGACCAACTTGGTTGTCATTAAAAGAAGGGTAAACGGTATTGGTTGTCCAATCAGTTAAAGGTACAACGAAAGAAAAAGCTTCAACTGCTTTTACAGATTGCATATTATATCTAAATAGTCTTCTATCTCTTTCAGTATTGCTGGGATCAGGCGTGACATCAGTGCCCAGCGCTGGCTGCCAAATTTGAGAGTGCCCTACGCCGATATAGAAATAGTTATCGGAATCACCAAGGTTTATGCCCTCATTTTCATCGAATACCTGTTGTGTAAATTGTCTTTTTATTCTGTCTGTAATAATTGCTGGCATTGTCTATTTCCTATACGACTGCGTATCCATAACCACCTACTATAATCCATCCACTTGTAGTATTCCATATAAGATGAACTGAATCGAGAGGATCAAAATTTATGCTTGTTCCGTGAGCGAGTGTGTCGGGTGTTAAACTTACTGTTCCAGTTCCTCCAGCGACTCTCGTGAATATTTTTGTTTCGCCCTGAAAGGTTCCATCTGCTAGTTGTACTGTGCCAGAAGATGTTCCTGTAAGAACTATATATCCGTATTCTTGGTCTGCTGCGGTTCCATTTGCTGCAGTAGCCGATTGTACACCAACTTTATCTGCTACTACAACACCAATTCCCTTAGGCCTTAAAATCAGGTTTACGTTATTATCAGCCCCAATAGCTTCGATAATCGGAGAAGAACCGGTAGCTGTATCTGATACTTTAATGTTATTTCTCGAAGAAGTAAAGTCATCAGTAAAAGATATTACTGAGTTCCCAATAGAATCTGCTAAATATTGGTGAACTCTTGCTTGCTGTATGATTGGATCAAACAGTGTTTTATTCGTAAGAGTACCTGCAGCATCATTTAAAACTAAAGTATCATCTGCTGTTAAAGATGGAATACCAACGTCTTGATTTGCAGTTAATGCACCCGCAACAAAATTGTAAGCGTGACTGAGGTCATTATCTTTTATACTTAAATTAAGTATAGAAGGATTATTTAAATCAGCACTATCTACGGTTTTATTTCTTAAGGTTTGTGTCGCAACATCAACTACTATGTTACCAGCCGAATCTGGAAAATCAATACTAATTTCTTGTGTAGGATCTGCTGCTCCTATTTTAGTTCTAGCAGTAACACCAATTATATCAAAACCACTGTCTGTAAGAGAAGTCGTATTAGGACCTACTACCTCACCGCCTAAAATGTTGTATAATTCTGTAAAATTGGCATTCATTTTTAAGCCTGCAGCACGTAAGGTATCTCCGGTCCTATCATTTGCCGCTGCGCCTACATTGATTGTCTGTCTCGCCATAACTTACTCTCTAATTTGGTTTATAGTATTTATACATGCTAAAGTGGATAATCCGCTGAATCAGCACTATTAACAGCGTCAAATACGGTTGAGAATTTGCCCATATCCATTGTAGCAAATATGGCTGTTTCGGCAGAGTCTTGATCCACTGTAAGTATAAGTTCTGAAGTATCTCCAGAATCATCCATCAAGGTACCTGCAAATCCAGTAATATCAAACACAGATCTATCTGCATCCATATTTCCGATTTGAATATCTGAAGTATTAGAAACTGTAGCTTCTGTTGTAATTCTAACTATACCTAAATCGCTATCATGTAAAAGCAGTGTTTCTGAAGTATCTGCTGTAACACCTAGCTCTGCTTCAAGTTCAACTAGTAGTAACTCATCAGGTTCATCTATAATTTCAGATTGCTGTATCTGAAGTCCATCAGTATTAACAAGTTCTAATAAAAGTTCAGCTCCAAGAAAAACTCCTGCAGGATGTACAAACAATTTATAGGTATCTACCCACTCATTTAAAGGTATGCCTATTCGAATAAGTACAGACAATACTTGATAAAGTTTATCATCTGTAATAAACTTACGCGACTCTGGGCCTATTACAGAAGCCTGGGTCTTTATCTGTTGGCCATTACCATTAACATCACTTAGATCATAGTCTATAGCTGGCCCAACTTTAAATACATTATCTTTTGGATATATAATTTGCGGGTCTTCACCAAAAAATCCTCTAAAGAACTGCTCAATGCTATATTTAGTACCCTTTGACCTGTACAGAGTATTAGAAAACTTTATAGCTTCTCTTTTATTAATGAACCCGCCAAAATACGCTTGACCCAATAGAAGCTCGTCTTCAAGATACTGTAATAAATCAACTGGTACTTGAGTAGCGTCTCGAGAAGAGTTTAGTCTTTTAATTTTACCAGAAGGGTTATCAGCTGATTCCATCCATTCATAATAAGCTTCAAATAACTTTATTAAGTTTGGATAATCCGTTTTAAAATGATCTGGTAAAACATTTCCAATATCACTTCTTAAGAAGCTTAAGTCTGTTCGATTATTATCGAGAAGGGTTTTATCATTAGTAGACATTAGTTGATTGCACTTACTGTTACTGCAGTTGTGGTTGACCTATCTTTATCAAAATTTAATATTTCATTTCGCGTAGGAGCTATTGCACTTTGGTTAGATGGTACCGCCGCCAGTTTTATAAGGTTAAGTCCAGCCGATATACTAGTAGGATTAAAATTGTTGATAGTAACTATTCCATCAACTGCATTAAAGTTACCTATATTGTCAACTAGTATATCGTCACCAGCAGAAGCTACAATCTGTATAATATTTGTAGACAACTTATTTCGTAGCAAGCATGTTGTACCTTGATAAGTAAAAGCATTACTCGTAATGATATATTCGTTGTCATCTGGTATAGCAATAGGAACTGGAAATTGAAGGTTTACACTCTTATTCACTGCAACGGCTTTTAATGTATCAACAATATATGCAAAATTCTCGTTGCTAATATCTAGTTGGATCATTAGGTTAGCAGCATCTTCATATCTGCCTTCAACAACATTATTAACTATAGTATCAAACGATGATTCTACTCTATTTCCTATTAAAACAGATCTAGCCGCAGGAGCTATTAAAAGAGAATTAATGACCAATATTAAGTTTGGTGAGGTAGGAGTAAACCTTTGCTGCATTCTTATATTAGATCTAGATGAAAGAATAGCTGGAGAAGAAGCATCGACTTCTGTTAGTACGTTTGATCTCCTAAATGCTTGCTTAAAGCCACCAGTGTTGTCTGTAAAGTACCCCGCAATAATATTGTTTACATTATTTTGTACGGCATTTAAAGTTAAGTCGGTAAGCTTAGGGTTAAATTGAAAGAATGTATCAGTTTCAATAAAAGTCTCAATAGGATCTATGAATCTAATATTAAATGAAACTATTGATAATTGTGCAGCTAAATTTCTTATAGCCTGTTTAGTAGTAGAGATAGTATCTGCAGTTACTCCATTTTCAAACAGGATAGAAATATATACCGCACCAAATTCTGGATTAACAGCTTCTTCGCCACCCCATGAAGCTATATCTTCAATGAGTGTAGAATAGCTTTGTAAGATAAGTGAAGAATAGTCTCCGGCAGTAACCATCCTATTCTGAGTAGCGTATTGAAACGGAGCGTTTTTCCTAATTGACTCTATTGATTCTTTATTATCACCACCTATAGAATTTACGTATGTTACTACGTTTAAGTCTGCTGATATATTACCCTGAGAAAACTGAGATGCAGGAGTAAAATCTGAGGCTCCATTTGCAGTAGCGCCTTTTACTGAAAGATAGCTAATTTCAATTCTGCTACCTGTAGTTGGAGCGATACCAAACGTTTCGCCATCACCAAACGATAGATCAAAATACCCATTTGGCGATTCTTTTAAAATATATATCGTCGAGTTAGCGCTAATCGAAGTAGCGCCTGAAATATTTTGGTACTGAGTAAAATCTGAAGATACTCCAGAAGCATATACCTTTACGGTG